GAGCTATTGGAACAAGGGCGAAGAAAGACTGTTAAGAGAGATACACGAATTAGAGCCACCCAGAAAGACTCAAATACCACTAGACGCAAACAATTCAGATTTAATCTATCTTGAGAGCATTGGATTTAAAGAGCATTGGTTGGCGAGATATATGGAAGATTATAATATCGAATCTTTTGAATATATCCATAAGTTCAGAGCCTTCAGATGCTACCTTAACAAACGACACGTTGATTGGATTGATATCAATCGAGTTTCATTAGATAGCGGGGAAAGAGAGTTATGTGAAATTCTTTTGCCTCACCAACCCTTACCACAACACCGAAAAGTAATAGGAGTCAGACATGACTGAAGAAGCACAAGCCGTTGAAGAGAGCGTGGCAACAGAGGTTACAGAAGAAGTCTCTGAATCACCCGAATCATTGGTATCTAATACACAAGACGAAGCCTCATGGTTCTATGATGATAATATGGCGGGTGTTGGCAATAAGCCTGAGTTTTTGAAAGAAAAGTACTCAAGCGTTGCCGATCAAGCAAAAGCCTATGTTGAACTAGAGAAAAAGTTTGGCTCGTTTAAAGGACAGCCCAAAGATGGCTATTCATTATCTGATGAAATGTCTAAAGACGATCCGTTAGTAGCTGAAGTTATTAAGTTTGGACAGGCACACAATATGTCTCAAGACGGGTTTGACCAAATGCTAAACCTGGCTATGACACAAGCACAAGTCACTGAAGAAGTGAGTCGTGAACAAGAAATGTCCAAGCTAGGCACAGAAGCCAGTAAACGAATTAGCCGTGTTGACGGGTTCTTGAGAAACAACCTAGAGGCAGAAGAGTACGATAAAATTGCTCCGATGTTGACTACGGCTTCCCATGTTGAGTTGACTGAGGCGTTAATTTCATTAACCTCTCAAGAGCAACTGCCTGTGGATGAAATTGTAACCGCTACGGGCGTGACGTTTGATTCCTATATGTCAGAGTATCTGAAGAAAGATGAAAACGGCAATACGCTCTATGTAACTAACTCAGCACACAAGCAGAAATGTGATCGCATGAAGGCCGAGTTGGAAGCAATGGAGAAGCGTGGCAAGTAAATAAGTAAAAAGCTATGTGTTTATATAAACGACATGTAGCTTTTCGGTACACATTTATGGTATAATTTTTCACATCAGGCACTTCCCTTGCGAATCTGATAAACTGGCTTAAGGATTGGTCCGTTTATCGGATACCCACAAAATCTCAGAAGCCTCAAAACTTGTATTAATTTACTCAACATGAGGATTTCAAAATGAGTAAGACTCTTTCTTCTGTTGCGGTACAGGAATTCGACTCAATGGTAAAGCATGCCTTTCAGGGTATGGGACTATTGAAGGATACTGTTACTATACGCAACAATGTGGTTGGCGACCAATATAAATTCCGCCGAATGACAAAAGGACTAGCTAACCAGAAGTCAACTTCTGATCTAGTTACTCCAATGGATATCGATCACGAATTCAAGGTTGCGACCCTATCTAACTGGAACGCACCTGAATACACTGACATCTTTGATGCACAAGAAGTAAACTTTGACGAAAAGCAAGAACTAGCTTACACAGTAGCCGGTGCTTTAGGTCGTCGTTGTGACCAGTTGGTTATCGACGCATTAGACGCTTCTACCCCCTTAACTACCGCAGTCGCAGCGGGCGGAACTAACCTAACTATGGCAAAGGTTATTGATGCTCAAGTTGCCCTTCGTGATCAAGGTGTTCCAAATTCAGATCTCCACGCAAGCATTGATGCTTTCGGTTTGGGTGGTCTGTTAAACGATGAGAAAGCCTCATCTTCTGATTACCAAAATGTTAAAGCTCTTGTAGCCGGTGACGTTGATACTTTAGCGGGTTTCCGTTTTAAGATCATTGAAACTCGTGCGGAAGGCGGTTTAACTGAGGCAACTAACATTGTAGACTCTTGGTTCTACTCTAAGTCTGCTGTTGGTTTGGCAATCGGAATCGACATGAAAACTGACATTGATTGGATTGCTGAACGTACTGCTTGGTTAACAAACGGTATTATGAAAGCAGGCTCTGTCGTTCGTGACGAAGGCGGTCTTGTTAAAGTTCAATACGATAAAACTGCTTAGGAGGATATCATGGCATTTTCAAGAGATGGCTTACATAAGATCGCTTCTAGTCCAGGTGATGCTCCAAGTATCTTTAGCTACACTTCGGCTGACGCTATAGCAACTGTTCGTGCTTCTGGTTATTTCAATGATGCAAGTAAAGAGTTGAAGGTCCGTGACTTTGTTTTTGTCACAGACAGCAACACACCTACTGCACAGATTTGTATTGTGTTAAGCAATGCTTCTGGTGTCGTTGACATTTCAGACGGTACTACTATCGCTGAAACCGATACTGACTAATACTCGGTGGTGGGTTACGGGGGTAAGTCGAAAGACCTCTGCCCTCGTTTTTTTAGGAGGATTTATGCCTAGTAAAGTAGATCTAGTTTCCTCTGCACTCGTACTGATTGGTGACACGCCGATTAATAGTCTGACAGGTAATGAAAGACGTGCAGTTGTGGCTAATCAATTATATGAACGAGTTAAACAAGCCGAACTAGGTAAGTTCGCATGGGGCTTTGCACGAAAGAAAGCGCAACTAGCCTTAACAACCGACACGCCGGTTGATTCAGAATACCGTAGCATTTACCAACTACCAACCGATTTAATTACCTTATTAAAGACTTATCCGAATGTCGACTATCAAATCATTGGCGATAAGCTATATACTAATGTTTCTTCTTCTCTGTATGTTGATTATATCTACGATTGTGCAGAGGATGATTTTCCGGCACATTTCTCACGAGTTATTGAATACGCACTGGCAAAAGATTTCTCACACGCAATCAGGGACAGCGACACAACCAGAGAGATAATGGCTGAAGAGTACATTAATCAATCCAGGATGGCTCGTGCAATGGATTCACAACAGCACCCTCAGAAGAGTTGGAGAGATCAACCTTTTATTAAAGTGAGGTTCTGATGGCGAGTACTCGTTACATACAGAACAACTTTACATCAGGCATTCTGTCGCCCCTCGCACGAGGCAGAGTAGACATAAATCAATACTATAATGGTATGGAGTCTTGTGAAAACTTCGTGCTATTGCCTCAAGGCGGTATTAGAAAGCGAGGTGGCACAGGGTATGTTGGGAAGTGCTTGGGGTTAACCGCTTCGCCAACGGATCCTTCTAACGTCAAACTATTGTCGTTCTCAGTTGAGTCAGACACTCATTACCTATTGGTGTTTACTGAGGATAACTGTCGAATCTTCAAGAAAGATGGCGCCACTGTTTTAGCAGATCTAACCATGCCATTTCAATCAGACGAAATACCCGAAATAAGAGCGGTGCAAGCCGAATCAGTTATGTTGGTATTCCAAGAGAACCATGCGCCGGTTAGAATTATTAACGGCGGTGATGATGTTACATGGTCTACAGATACGGCCCCCTTTGGAAATATCCCTCAGTTTGACTATGACGACGCTACTTCACCAACGCCAACATCAGATGTGCAAGTAATCACCTTCACTGGATTTAATGCGGGTGACACATACCAAATAGATGTTGAGGGCGTATTAAGCAAGAACATTACTTACGCAGGCGATACAAGCGTAGACGAACAAAACTCTACTGCATTTAATCTACAAAAGAACCTACAAGACATGCCCAACTTTGGCGAGACAGGTGTAACCGTTGCTCGTACTGGGGCAGGACAATATACTGTTACATCAGCAGATGAATCAGCTAAAGCCTTTGAATTATTCTCAGGGTTTGCGACTGAAGGCACAGGCTCCAAAACAATCGCCGTGACGCACACCACAACGGGCGTTCCTAGATCTGAAGATGTTTGGTCTGCTACACGAGGCTACCCACGAACCGCCTGTTTCTACGATGGCAGGCTTTGGTTGGGTGGAACCAGATCTAAACCACAATCTTTATTTGCAAGCAAGGCAGGCAGTTTCTATGACTACGATACAGGAGAGGGCGACGCTGACGAGGCAATTTTTGTCACGATTAGTTCTCGTAAGCTTAATCGGATTAATGATGTTTATCCTGGTCGTGATTTACAAATCTTTACTTCTGGCTCAGAATTTGTTGTCAGGAGCAAGCCAGTTACCCCAGAAAGTATCACGGTTGATCCACAAACATCTCATGGAACCCTTAATCTTGAGGTTAAAGAGGTAGACGGCGCAACTTTCTTTATTGACCGCTTTGGCAAGAAATTACTCACCTATCTATATAGTTTTAATGAGGATGCTTACGCCACCTCAACCCCGTCTGTATTAAGTCCAGAATCCATTGATACGCCTGTTGATATGGATATATTGACCGGCACCACAAGCAATGATGCGAATTGGGTGTTTCTAGTAAACTCAGATGGAACAATGTCCGTTCTCAACACCTTAAGAGAGCAAGATATTAATGGGTTTACTAAATTCACCCCATCAGGCACTAACGCACTCTATAAGAATGTGGTAGTGGTGGATGATGCTCTATATATTGTGGTAAATCAGGATGTTGATGGCATTAATGGCAATTATGTTGTTAAGTGGGATTTTGACAAACAGCTAGACAATTCCGTTCTTATTGCCCACGACAAGTCAGGCACACTGGCAGGGATAGGTCATCTGTCTGGAGAGACTGTTTCCTTATATGCTGACAATAACTATTTAGGTGAATTCCTGGTTACTGGATCAGGAACCATCCTGCTTCCAGACGATGAGCAGTCTTATGATAATTATGAGGCGGGTTATTTATTTACACCAACCTTTAAGCCGTTACCGCCAAGCACCAACGTAGGCTCAGGCAATAACTTCTTACGCACAAAAAAGGTGTGTCGTGTAAATGTACAGTTATATCAAACTTCGTTATTAGCTATAGATAGCGAGAATTTACCATCTAGATCGTTTAATGACTCAGTAGATAGTCCGTTTGGTTCGCTTCAGGTATTTACAGGCATTTATGAAGATGTCTATAATTTACAGGGATGGGATAGAGATTATATGCCTACATTTTCGATTCCGGAGGCAGGGCGTGGTACAATACTTTCAATGGATTTTGAGGTAGAAAGCGCATGAGTTTAGAAGAATTACAAGAATCAATGTTGCATGGACAGCAGGAAGATTGCGATGTATTGCATGATTTCTCTGATGGTATGTACGCTAGAACACTATTGATTAAAAGCGGTATCTGTTTGGTGGGCGCAAGACATAAGACAAATCACTTCTTATGCATCTCTGCCGGATCTGGATATATGTCAGTAAATGGCTCAGAAGCACTTTACTATGAGGCCCCTGCGTTACTACAAACAATGTCAGGCACCAAAAGGGCGATTACCGCAATAGAGGACACTATTATGACCACCTTTCACCCAACAGACAAAACAGACGTTGAAGAAATAGGCAAAGAGATACTAGAAAAAGAGAACATCCCTCTTCCTCAATGGCAAAAGAAATTATTGGAGGCTCACTAATGACTTGGGTAGTGACAGCAGTTGCAGTTGTAACGGCATACGGACAATACCAGACAGGCAAGATCCAAGAGGCTGAAATGAAACGACAGGCCAACGAGGCTGAACTAGAGGCTTCAGGAACAGAGCTAATTAGGCGACAAGAAATTAACCGAAGGTTGGCAATGAATGTTGTAGGCCAATCAACGGGGGGTATTTTAGGCGAGGGTACACCAAAGTCTATTGCCTTATCTGACGCAAAGAATATCGGCATTAGTGAATCTGTTGAGACTCTTTCAGATCGCCTTAAACAAGCTCAGTTACGAAGAAGAGGCTCCGCTTACGCTCAAGCGGGAAGAATACAGGCAGGAAGCACACTCTTAACCTCTTTTGTGGGGGGGCTCCAAAGTGGCGGATCATCCACCAGTTCCAGTGCCAGTGTCGCCCCATCATCTTCCGCTAATGTTAGTGCTTTTGGCTAGGGGCTATTAAGTGAACAGACAAACTAAAATAGGAATTTACGGGCGATATAGATCGCCTGGACCCGACGACTCAGCATTAATAAAAGCTCAAGCCATGACGCAGGCAACCGCCACTGTGGGCAAGGCTGTTGTGGGCTATCAAGAGCAAAAAATAAAACAAGAACTGACCTCTCAACGAAATGACATTATCAATGAATCCATATTAAAGTTTGACGAATACCAAAGACAATTTAAAGATGATGAGGCGGGTTTTAACAGTGCAACTGATGGATGGATTAAAGGGAAGCTAGATAACGCCCCCAATGCCATCAGAGGGCTTTTGGAGGCAGACTT